GAAGGTAGTATGACGTAATGGCTATTCCTGAGAGAGTAAAGAACAAGATGAAGGCAGAGGGTCTGTCTGGCGTGAACAAGCCTAAGAAGACACCTAGCCACCCTAAGAAGTCACATGCCGTGATGGCAAAAGAAGGTGACACGTACAAGTTTATACGCTTCGGTCAGCAGGGCGTTAAAGGTGCTGGCAAGAGTCCTAAGACAGCTAAGGACAAGGCACGTAAGCGTAGTTATTATGCAAGGCACGATGCACAAGGTAAACCGACCACAAAGCTGTCAGCAAAATACTGGTCGCATAAGGTCAAATGGTAAAAGGAAAGAAATAATGGAAGGTTACACCACACCCCAACTGAAAGCCATGCTGAACAAAAACAGTGGTGCATCAGCAGACGAAGTACGTTCTGCTATTCGTGAACTAAAACGGCGGGGTGAGACAACTCCTCCTCCTAAAATGGTAACAGGTGGTCGTCGTAAAAAGGGTCCACTGCCTAAGCCAAAGACACGTATGATGCGCGGCGGTATGGCAAACAAAAAAGAACACATGTACGCTGCCGGTGGTGCTGTCATGGATAACCTGACTTCTGCACAGAAGAACATGGTCAAGAAGATGGCAGCGGCTAACAAGAAGTAATGCACCCTGTCGAACAGGACATCCGCAACTGGTCACACAATTTCCTTGAAGTACCTAATGCGAAGCTAAACGGTCTACCTCCGTGTCCATACGCAAAGCAAGCGTGGCTGGACAATAAGGTCACATTCAATATTAATACTGGGCTAGATGCACTAGTAGATGCCGTGCATCAGTTTGAGTCCCACGACTATGACATAGTTGTGTGGGCTAGTGAATACATGCCAGACATGGAGTATCTGAACGGCTTCTGTGACGGCATGAACGAGGCACTGTCTATTCAGGGCATTGACTTGCACCTGATGCAGTTCCATCCAGACTACGGCGCAGATGAAGCTGGTCTGGATTTTTTACTACAAGAAGGAGTCAGCGACCCTAACCTTGAGTATTGCATGGTGTTTGTGCAGCGTTTGTCTGTACTGGACGATGCGTCCCTGAGTCTGGAAAAAAGTAATTATTACAAAAATTTTCCAGAAGATGTGTATCAAAGCCTAGTCATAGACAGAAGGAGACTTAGAAATGGCAAACACAAAGAAAACTGATAAGAAATCAGACTTCTCAAAGATGGTCAAAGAACTTGGCCTTACTAAAGCTGAAATTGCAGACATGCTTGGCCTTACCAAAGAAGTTCGCGGTAAGGGACAAGGCAAATATTCCAGCTACAATAAAGGTGGTGTAGCAAAGAAAGCTGCCCCAAAGAAAATGATGCGTGGTGGTGCCGTAGCAAAAAAGAAAATGCGTGGCGGTGGCATGGCTAAAACTGCGAATAATAAGCGTGGTAAGTAATGAAACTCGACATCAGCAATGAGAAAAAGGCTGTAGTCAAATATTTGGGTTGGGCTTTGCTCTATATGGGCAAGCCCTTCACAGCTATTGGTAACTGGTTCTGGAAGTTACACCGGAAGGTGTTAGATTGGAATAACTGATGGCTTCTATACAAACCGCTAAATTTTTTACAGTAGCTAAGAGCCTGACTGCTACGGCAGGTGGTGCAAGTGCTGACTTAGTATATACTTGCCCCAATCATTTTATTTCTTTGATTAAGTTCATGCACGTATCCAGCGGCACAAGTAGCACTGCAAAATATAGTCTACAGTGGTATGAGAATGACACCACGACTTATCATTTTTTAGTGGATGCCCATAGTATCGCAGGAAACAGTCTTGAAGAGATTATTGCTGGTGGAGCCTATGTAGCCCTTCGTCCCGGCGATAAGATTGTTGGATTTGGAGACGCTGGTTCTGACTTTCACGTAACCATTTCTGGCGAAGAACACTACCAACCTACAAGTTTCTAAGGAGATAGGAGATGACCCGTGTCTCTAAAAAAGCCCCCGCAAAGAAAAAAGCCTCACCGACTAGAACGCAAAAGAAACCGGCTAGAACGGCTAAACTTGCGGCGGGTGGTGCGCCAAAGAGCAAAAGCAGAGTTAACGAAGCTGGCAACTATACTAAGCCCGGAATGAGAAAGCGGCAGTTCCAACGTATCAAGGCTGGTAGCAAGGGAGGCAACCCCGGACAATGGTCGGCACGTAAAGCGCAGATGCTTGCCTCTGCCTATAAGAAAGCAGGGGGCGGCTACAAGTAATGGAAAAGCAAATTGTTGGCGTCTTGATGGCATTGCTCATGGCTCTTGCTGCGTGGAATATGAAAACAGTAAATGACCTGCAGCTTGAAATGCGGGAAGTTATGGTAGGCCATGCCACTGCAAAAGACATTGAAGAGTTAAGGCAAGACGTATTACGTCTGCAATGGGTTTTACATGACGAGGCTGTAGACAAATGATATGAAACACGTCTTTCTCCTATTGGTATTTCTTGGGATAGGAGAAGACAAACGTCAGGTCAGCGGCGACATGTACTTCCGTGACTTGAATGAATGTGTCTGGTATGCACAGAAACTCCATAAGCAGGGAGAGAACATCTCTGCATATTGCTTACCCAAATTAGTGAACGAAGATATGGAGACGTACTGATGCTTGCCGAACTTGCCGCAGCTAATGCCGCATTTGCAGTTATCAAGACTGCTGTACAGAATGGTAGAGAAATAGCAGCCGCTGGCAGTGCCATTGCTCAGTTTGTTGGTGCCAAAGAGACTCTAGAGAAGAAGGCCAACAAAAAAGGTGGTGGCAACGACCTAGAAGAGTTCATGGCCCTTGAGCAGATACGTGAGCAGGAAGAGCAGCTTCGCCAGATGATGATATACCTTGGCCGCCCGGGCCTCTGGTCAGACTGGCAGAAGTTTCAGGCAAAGGCACGTGTAGCACGACGTGAGGCAGAAGAAGAAACCCGACGTAAACGCAAGCAGTATCTTGAAATAACAATTATTACATTTTTGTTCATTGTAGGACTAGGTGTTCTTGGAAGCATTATTTTGCTGGCACTACACGCACAAGGAAAGTTATAATGGCAATTGCAAAGTCACAACAAAGTCTGAAGAATTGGACAAAACAGAAGTGGCGCACTAAGTCTGGTAAGCCTAGTGCCAAAACTGGCGAAAGGTATTTACCAGAAAAAGCAATAAAATCCTTGACATCAAGTGAATATGCTGCTACAACTAGGGCTAAGAGAGAAGGCACACGTGCAGGTAAGCAGTTCGTCAAGCAGCCAAAAAGTATTGCAAAGAAGACTGCAAAGTTTCGGAGAGGCATGTAATGTTGACCGCACTTATAGGCCCGATTGCTAACCTAGCTGGCACATGGCTAGATGGCAAGGTCGAAGAGAAGAAGGCTCAGTCTGCCACCAAGGTAGCCAAGGCACAAGCTGAAGCTGTAGTAATGCAGAAGAAAGCTACAGGTGAGATTGACTGGGACTTGGAGATGGCTAAGGGTAGTCAGTCTTCGTGGAAAGATGAGTGGCTGACTATTTTGTTCAGCTTGCCTCTTGTACTTGCATTCATTCCGGGTATGGAAGAAATAGTGGCCAATGGCTTTACGCAGTTAGAAGCTATGCCAGAGTGGTACCAGTATAGCCTTGGCGTTATCGTGGCTGCATCCTTTGGTGTACGCAGTGCGACTAGGTTTTTCGGAAAGAGGTAGGCGTGGCTGACTGGACATTTGAACGAATCACAAAGTGGAAGCTGCTCCCTCGTTTCATGATGCTGATTATGACCCTGATGTCATGGCGTTGTGCAGAGTGGTTTATGAACTTGGACGCCCCAACAGCAGCACAGTCCGCATTTGTAAGCGTTGTAATGGGTGCCATGACAGGTGCATTTGGCATTTGGATGGGTGGAGAGACAAAGAAATGAAATACCGCAGAGACCGTTTGATTGAAGAACTGGTAAAGCATGAAGGTCTGCGCCTTGAAGTGTATCAAGACACGTTGGGCATCAACACCGTTGGCATTGGCCGTAATTTGGATGACCGGGGTATCACTCAGGATGAACTGGACTGGATGGATTATCCAACCATTGAACATGTTTATTCTGACGGCATCACAGAAGCAGATGCAGTATACCTCGCACAGAATGACGTACAGATTGTCGAAGAAGAACTTCTCCGTGCGCATCCTTGCGTAGAGAATCTGGACGCTGTACGTCAACTTGTACTTGTTGATATGGCATTTAATATGGGTGTGCCTCGTCTTTGCAAGTTCAAAAAGATGTGGAATGCTATCCACGAAGAAAAATATGACATCGCATCAAAAGAAATGCTTGACAGCAGGTGGGCAAATCAGGTAAAATCACGTTCTACAAAGCTGGCAAACGCAATGCACAATGGTGAGTTTTAATGGCTAGACAACTAACAGA